ATTTCAGTTGACATATTATGTCTCCTTAATTGTTAAGTTAATGTTAAAACAAAACAGAGACGTTATCAGAAATTCTGGCTTCTCTTGGATTTAAAGTCTTTTAGACTACAAGTCTATTCCTTGTTGTCAGTAAGGTTCTTTCGAATTGTCTTACTTTTCTTAGGCGAATTTTCATTCGCCTTAGAAACCCATTTATAATATTCTTCGCAGATTGGCAAGGGATTAGATTTTTGATTCTCTGATCCACTCTCTACAACGATACGAAGTATTTCTAATCTTAGTTCTTCTTTATCCATTTTGCATTGTTCTCAAAGTAAATACTTGTTGTACTACTTTGTCATGATCTGGATGTGCTTTATTCCAATATGGACCATCTCGATCATTAACAATTTTACTAATCTCAGCTTCATAGTCTGTACCTCTGTCAACACTTTCGCTTTCAGTACCAACTAATTTATCTTCAGATAAGATGTTTGCAATGTTTGCAAAACCTTTGATAACTTCTGGATGATCTCCTAATCGTGTACCATCTTTTAGTTCCATATCTAAGATTTGTGGATTCATATTTGCTTTAGCAACTGATCCAGCTTTTTTAATATTAGCATCATAGTTACCACCCCACTCCTTACGAAGTTCAGCTTCTGCATTTGCTTGTGCAGTTTCAGTATCTATTCTTGCTTGTTGTGCAGAACCTTCCATAGAGTTTTTGTAATACTCTAATATACCTTGTGCTTGTTTATTATTTAAACCTAGCTTGTGAGCATTCTCTGCAAAAGATTTTATTGCACCATCATCTAATGGAACAGTATCTGATTGTACTTCTAGTTTATATTTATCTGGTGATTCTGGTCTACCAAGTTTTCCATAAACTTCTTGCCATTGATCGTCTGTTGAGTTTTCATTTGGTACTGCAACTTTGTCTTGACCAATCATTCTTGTTGCATTGATATAAGATTTAGCTAACGCATCTATTTCTGTAAACTTAGAAATATTTGGATCGTTTCTAAACTCTTCTGAGATTGTATCTTTCCAAGACTTAGCAACAGTTGGTTGTTCTGTTGTTGTAGAACTAATTGTTTGTTCTGTTTGTTGAGGAGTGTCTGTAGTAGTTGTTGTCTCTTCTACAGGCACATCAGTTTGTGTTATCTGTTCACTTGACATTCTTGTTCTCCTTTTGCAGCATTGATTTTATAAATAGAAGTACGCTGCGTTGACCTTCCATATATGCACTCTCATGACTATCACCTTTTACATTGGTAGTAGAATGATAATGACATCTTTTTTCTAAGTCAGACAAAACCTCTTTGCCTTCGTCTGTATTAAAAATATATTGATAATTGTCTCTAAGTTTTTTTACTAGATTTTCTAGCTGTTTATTTGATTCCATAAATTATTCAACATCAGCGTTTACCAAAGCCTGTGCTTCTTGTGGTAATGCTTTTGCTAATGGTGCTACTTTTCCCCCTGCTTCTGCTAGTTGTTGTACTTGTTGCATCTGTTGCATTTGTTCTTGTTGTTGAGCTGCTTGTTGTCTTTCAGCATTCAATTCAGATTGTGGTTTTAATATTTTTTGTGGAACACCAACAATGTCTGCCAAGTGTCTAACAAGTTTATCCATATTGATATGATCGAATACTGGAGCAACATTTGATAGGCTACCTAAGATTTCTATTGCTCTCATGATAGAAGATAACTCTGTAGACTTTTGTGCTTTCGCTAATGGTGATACATATTCTATTTCTATATCTTGACCTGCTAAAAATTCTGGAGCTGGTCTAAATAAATTCTTTCTAAGTATTAATGCGAATGCTCTATCGATTAATGGTTTTAATAATTCAGATTGAAGTCTACCAAGAACTGGACCAAGCAATCTCATCTTCTCTTCGTTCCTTTGTATAACTTCTGTTGCTGTCATTTGTGGACCACTCTGCATCATTAATTGATTTACATAGAAAGCATTTCTAATTGAGTTTCTTCTTTGCTCTTCCATGTTTAAACCTAATGGAGTGTTTGCTCCAATGTTTAATGGTTCAATTCTATCTCTAGTTCCTGCTCTATAAAAATTTAAACCACCAGGTATAGTTCTTACTGGTAGCATGAAGCCATCATCTGGAACTAATAAAGGTGGATCAACTTGTTTCTGTGCAGACTTGATTGTAGTCTTTGACATTTCGTTTAGCATCTTAACGTCTGGCAAAGCTGTCATTGCTGGAGATCTACCATAAATTTCGTGTGATGCTTTTAAGTATCTTGGTACTACAAAAGGGAACTCTCTAAATCCAGATACAGATAATTCATCACCAGATTCTGCATCTAAGTATACAGATTCAAATGGCATATTTTGTTTATCTTGTTTTTTAGGATCAAAGTCTGATCTAGGATATACTGCGTGCATGATCTCTACTTCTTCGTATGGATCTTTCTTTGCTTTAGTTGCAATGTTAATTGATACATCACCAAACTTTTGTATTGCTGCTCTTGCAGATAAACTAAACTTTCTAAATACTGTATCGATTCTTCCTTTATCATTCTCTGCAATAAAGATTTCATTGATGTGTCTTGTAGAAAATTTTAAAATATCTTCATCATCTTCTTCGATAAACATTGCAGCAGTACCAAAAGTAATTAGATCATGGTACAGTTCAAATATTTCTTGTTGGAAGTTTGATTTATTAAATGCTGCATACATAACTTCTGTTGCATCTTCTAACCATTCTTTTGCTTCATCCTCATTCTCCATATCGTTTTGCTTAAACCTTAGAGAGAACCAAGGAGTAGATGGGTTTGTCAACATACCATGTAGTGATGCTGCTAATAGTTCTACTGATTGTAATGGTGAGCCATCAAAAATAAGTTCAGTTCTTTTGTCACCTTTAGATCTTGTCTTGGTAACATCTGCTTTTCTTGGTTGCATATAGTCTGCAACTTCTTGCCAATGACTTTCCCAATTTTGTCTTTGGGATTTTAATCTGTCATATCGTTTTAGTAAATTTTTTGCTTTATCTGTTTGTGCCATTATCTACCTAATAAACTTGGTTTACCTAAAGTCAAGCCACCAGTTACTCCAGTAACGCCTGTTAGGATTGTTGGTGATCTTCCTTTGGCTTTTATTCTTCTTTTTCTTATAGTAATATCATCTTCTTTTTCTACTTCTGGTGTAGTTACGTCTGTTGCTGTAACTTGTGTAACTTCTGCTGTAGTTGGAGCAGTTGGTGTTGGAGCTTGAACTACTTGACCTGTACTTGTTATTGAACCACCACCATCACCTGTTGATTTTATTTCTCTACCATAAGCATCTACTTCACCTCTACCTCTTGCTCTTATGTAATCCTCATAGTTTTTATATTTACTTTTTCCACTAGGTAAAACTTTTTCTTCATAAAATTTTCTATTAACATCTTCTGTTTTTTTACGAATAGGTTTAGTAATTGCACCTATTACTCCACCACCAGAAATAAATTTCTTAACAGGATTTTCTTTTACGATGATCTTTGTGTAACCAAACTTGTCTCTCTTTACTGGTTTTACTTTTGATTTTTTATTTACAAAAGCATCTGATCCACTATTACCACCACCAGATGAACTATTAGATCCCATTACTTACCAAAAGTTAAAGATGATTTAGTTTCAGATTTAGTTTCAGATTTAGATTCTCTGTTTACTGCTACACCATTCTGTAAATCATTCATGTTGTTAAATTTAGGTTCTGCTTTTTTTGCAGAAGGTTTCTTTTTTGTAAATGCTTTTTTAATTTTATCTAACATATTATTCTCCTAATAAAGTTTTAAGTTTTGTTTCTTCAGATTTTTGTAAACCAAGTGGTCCAGTAAGTATTGTAGACTTTCTGCCTTTTCTTCTTCTTTCAATCGCATCTTGTTCCTTTTTAATCTCTTCTTTTTTTTCTTCAGGAATCTCTTCTGGAACAGGCGCAGGTGGTTCAACAGGTTTTGGTGGTGGTGGTAGTGGTGGCATTTTTGGTTTGAATATTGATCCCATAATTATATAATCCTGTAATCATTATCTGCTACACTTTGTGGCGCAGTTTGTCTAGTATTAATTTCTTGGAGACCAACTGCTAGATACCTCATTGCATCACAAGCGTGTGAACTCCAATCGTGTACAGGTTTCGATCTGAACATTCTATTTTTGTCGATGTACTTCCTATGGTAATGTCTTAACGCATCTATTAAGTTTTTGCAATGGTCTGTATCAATCCAACATCTGGGGAGCAGCATGGTTACTGCGTGTATGCCTTCTTCTACTGGTAGCTTCGGTACTACCTTAAACCTAACTCCTAACTGATATGCTATCTCTCTTCTGGTCTTTCCATTGCCAAACTCCTGCACATCAATATCGTGTGGAGCAAAGTGATCTTTGTAGATGTATGGTTTTTCTTCTAGCATCTGAATGTAGTGTGGTAATCCATGACCACGTTCCTCATGGTAATCTATTATCTGTACTCCTGTTCCTTTCTGTTGAAAGAATATAATACTACTGTGGTCTGCGACACCGAGATCCCAGGCAGTTGAGACAGGCAAAGTGGGATCGTAGGGAACTCTAGCTATCTGGTTCTTATCTTCTATCTTGGCAATCTCTTCTCCGTATATAGCACCTTCTATGTTTGCTATCCAATCACACTCAAATTCTTGTAGGTACTTCTTCTCACCCATAACTTCTTTTGCTTTCTCTAATTCTTCTGGATCTACAATCTTAGTATCACTTGCTTTGGCTTTGTAGTTAAACCAATCTTCTGCACCATTTGCGTGTTGATATAAATCATAGAAGTTGTTGTTCATTCCAGCAGGTGTACCAATGAAGACACAATAACCTTTACGATCTGATAGAGCTGGTCTAATTATTTCTGCAAAGAGTTTACCATCAATGTTAGCATATTCATCTATGACACAACCATCTAGGTATATACCTCTTAACCCATCTGAGTTTTCTGCACCAAGTAATGTTATTCTTGAACCATTAGGTAGATCAACTCTTAGCTCTGTTTCGTTAAATTTTGTGTTTGGTATCTTTGCTGTGAACTGCTTCATATAATCCCAGGCAATAGACTTTGCTTGTTTGAAGGTTGGTGCAATATATGCAAATCTAGGATTCTTCAACTTGCTCATCAATGCTGATCTAATCAAATGATTGATCATACATACTGTTTTGCCAAACCTTCTGTGGCACACGAGAACACTCCATCTGTATCTATTGATCTGTTGATGTAAATAAGATTGATGTTTTCTCGGAGTATAAGGGATTTTGATATTCATTTTATTTTTTTCCTTTAAGAATAAAACAAGCTATATGTCTACCTGTTCCTTTTCCTTCAGATTTATCTTCTGTTGCTAACCATTTTACATCACCTAAGTTTCTAATTTCTGCTCCAGCTTTTACCATCATTAATATCCATTTATCTACAGGGAAAACAAAAACTACATCTTTTCCTTTTTCATTTTCTTTAATAGCTTTTCTAACCCAAGCTGTAGCACCTTTCTTTTTTCCTTCATGTATTATAGAACCAAATGGTGGATTAACATAATTGGATTTACCCCATTCATTAGTTAATCCATCAAAATCTTCTGGTTTAGGATATGGACACGGATCGAAGTCAAACTTAAATTCATCATTAAGTTCTTTCATTAAATCATCTGGAGTAAGCCAATAATGTTTACCATCTTTTCCATTTCCTTTATGAAACTTATTATCTTTAGGTTTTAATTTTGAAGCCATTAATGTACCATCTTAGATCTTTCTCTGTTATCTAATGGATTATAATCTACACCTAATGTCATCATTACATAATCAGTAAACAGCTCTGCTGCTATCGCATTAGGGAGACCAACAAATCTAATAACTACATTATTAGTTTTCTTATCAATATAAGCAATACAATCTAAATCTTCGGTATTAAGATAATCCATATACTACATCTAGTATATTTAAGTTTTGAAACAATAAAAAAAATAAAATTTGGAAAAGTGTTAATAAAAGGGTGCAGGGTTGTTTGTGGGTATGGCTGTGTATGGGTGTGGAAATGGATGTGTGTGTCTGTTGGAAAATCCCATGTATATATATATAATAAAACGACACCAGTAATTTAGGGGTACCCATAGCAAGCATTCTATAAATATAGTCAAAACTATAACAAATATTACTAACGATAATTAAACACTATCAATAGTAAAACAAAAAACCTTTAAATAAATAGGTCAATACTACTGACCGATGTTCATGATGTGAGAACAGAAGCTGACGCGTCAATATAAGAATTAGATCTTTTAACTATATTCAACCTTCTTTAATCTTCTCTAATCTTTAAACCTTAGAACTATTCTAATCTATAAACTGCGTCAATATGTCAACTTATATTAATTAACCAATGAATTAAATTAAACCAAACAAACAAAACAAAGGAAACAATGAAAACAATTAAAATAGAATATCAATCAGCATGGGTTCAACCCCAAACATTTGAAACAAAAGATATTAAAGAAGCAATAGAAATTTGTGAAAATGGAATAGATCAACAATTTTTAGTATTTGTAAATGGTGAGAAGTATAAACCAATGACAAGCTTTGGAAAGTCGGTAAATCTAAATGATCTATAAAATATTATTCTTTGTATTTACTACAACCTTTATGACTTCATTAATGCTTTATATCTTGCATTTATGGTCAATTTAATATGCGACAATTTGGCAACTATAAAAATAAATCAAGTTAAAATATAATAATAGAAAACAACAAAAGGGAAACAATGACAAAAAAAGACTATATCAAATTAGCTGAGTTATTAACAAAACATAGAACAATGGCAAACCTTAGACAAGGAGCAACATTTGTAATTAAAAAAGGTGAGTTTATGGTTGATCTTTGTAATTATTTAAAACAAGACAACCCTAGATTTGATGAGATTAAATTTAGAGAAGCAACAGGCGAAATTATAGGAAAATAACTGCGTCAATTTAAACAATAGAAAACAAAAAACAAAACAATTAAAACAATAGAAAACAGAAGGGAATAAAAAATGATTGATGACATAAAAATAAATTTAAAAGAATATAAAATGCTTTTAAATATTGTCAAAACTGTTGCTGATAATTGCAATTATTATTGGTCAAGTGAAGATGATATAGATCAAGATAAAAAAGAATATGATCTAAATTACCATAAATTAATCAAAGATTTAAAACATAATATGGTTGATACAGATAATGAAGATTATATGAAATTTTTATATAAATTTAAATAAAACAGAAGGGAATAAAAAATGATAGCAAAAACACAACCAACATACAAAGACTTAACTAAGTTGATGTTTACCAATGGTAACCCAAAGACAGATAAAAACTTAAAGATTGAGAGCCTTAAAAAATATTGGATCAAGCGTTTAAATCTTGCACCTGCCA